ACTATTCCAATTAACACCATGATGTTTTAAATAGGTATAAAAAATTGTTCCTAAAGCAGTAAGAGCTTCATTTTCTGCGGTGCCTGGTTTAAGATGCCCTTCATTCAAACTTACTTGACCACCAATAACTTTTTCAACATTCTTGTTTGAATAAAAAGCTTGAATGGAATTTAATTTGAAATATCCTTTCAGAGGTTTTCCAAAAGGATTTGTCTCTCCAGGAAAAGTTACATACAAACAATCAAACATTTTATTTTTTACAGTAATAACTGTGATCTCTCCATCCCTTATTTCTAAAGGAACTCCATAACTTACACATCCAATAACATTTCCGTGTATATCATAAACAGGATTTTTTGCGGCAACTCCAGTCGCAACTTGCTTTGCAGTTCCTGGTTTAGTTTTAATGCTATCACCAAATACTACTTTAATAAAATCTTTTAAAGTAGGGTAAATTTCTCTAGAAGATTTTTCATAAATGTGAAACCAGAATTGCCACTTATTTAAAGTAGTGCCAGATTTAGTATCGTTGAGTAACATAGTTAATTTCCTGGTAGTAAAGAAGAAATATGATTAAACATTTTTATAACAAAATCTTCGTCATTTTTAACTGTGATTGGCAAACCATCTCTAAAAGAATTAATATCATTTGCTTTCACAAATGCTCGCATTTTGCTTGCTGACATACCAGAAACATCATCTGCATCTGGGTCTCGCTCTCCTGCTGATACCGTTTCTAACTTTCTAAAGGTATAATCTTTTCCATTATACTTCTGAATCAACGCATCCATTTCTTGTACACGGTCACTCCCCACAACCAATGCAACATCAGCATAGTCACCCTGCAAGCTTTGTAAAACATGTATGATAGTTTTTAACGACATATCATACATGATATTATTTTTGTGTTGGGGAAACATTGTTTTCATATACTCTACTTTGTCTTCGGAAGACAAAGGATTTTTTCCTTTCTTATCCTGCGAATGACTGGTGTAGATTTTATAGTCATCCGTGCCTGCTGCTTTCTTTACAGCATCCAATAGTTTTTCATGCCCCGTAGTCGGTGGATTAAATCTACCAAACGTGATGACTACTCGTTTCATTAATCTCCTTTAACCCAGTTTTTGTCTATGGTAAAGTTGGCAACACTAAACTCCAAACGGTCAACCAGTTTGGTAGCTGCACCATCTTTGATTGCTACGAATCCTTCAGGTGCGGTAACTTTAAATCCATGCTCAGTGCGAAGGAAAGTGCGAGTGGCATCATTTGATTCCAACTTTTTAACGAAGAAGAGTTTGGCATTACTAATAGTATTATATAGAATTACCAACTTCTTAAAAGCATCCATGTTGTTGTCAATCAACTCCATGCCATCATACAGCTTCTTGAGTTTTGCTGCTTTGGTCTTTGCCATCTTTGCTTTATCAACTTCTTTCATCACCACACCTTCAAAGTATTTCTTGAAGTTGTTGATGAATCCAGGCACGTTGCTAACCTTCTTACCCTCACGCACATAAGTGTTGAAGTAAGTTTTGAGACGAGGACCAACTGACAAATTATCTTTTGATTCAATCAGTGCAGCAACTTCATTCAGAAGTTTCTTGCAACCAGGCAGAGTGCGTTGAGCAACTTTCTTCATGTTGTTGAGAGTTCGCTTCTCCTGGGCATTCAGTAACACACCAGATCCTAACGTGCCAACCTCTGCACTGATAACAAAGATGTCATCGTCTTGAGTGAATTTAGAAACGTCCACACCAAAGGTAGCACGAGATTCAGCAATGCTGTTGCCAACATAGCGAGTGTGAAACACTACGCCAATCTTAGCTCGCTTCGCTTTATCGTATGCAGGGGTGCCTTTAGGAATAGCATAGGTGATAGTGTTAGGAGTAAAAGTGAAATATTCCTTACCATCAATCGTTGCATCTTTACCATCATCAGTAAAGAGCAAGTCCCCCTGCACAATTCCTTTGATATTCAGTTTAGGAAAATACTGCAATGCTACTTCCAACTTACTAACCAATCCAGGAGCATGACCATGATTTGCTTCAATGTCATCCATGGTGTAGTTAATTTTTCCATCTTTGTTGAAGACCGATTTGGTGCCAACAAAGAATTGTTTGTATTCTGGATCGATACCACAGATGACAGCAGGAGCACCATCCCACTTGGTAGTGATTTTAAAACGACTAGTTTGAGTGCCGCTGAAAGTTTTCGTAAGCTCGTCAAGGAAAGCGAACGCATCAAGAGCACCCTGCTCTCCGTCAAACAGGATGCTATCCTCCAGGTGCTCTAGGTGGGTGTTCTTGCTCATACTAGAAAGGGAGTTACCCTTATTTAGGTGTCCCCCTAGTATAGCACATCAGCGGTCGTCTGCGGCTCGATTCTCAGAAAAATACGGGTCGAAGGTGCCCTCTGGGTATCGCCTCTCAAGTTTCTTAACATTGCGAGCGATGACTTCATCAATAGAAATCTCCAGTGCTTGCGTTGCCTGAGCGACATACCACATGATGTCACCCAACTCAATGATAAGATGCTCTCGGTTGTCTTCATTCCAAGGCTTGCCTTGGAAAATCATCTTCTTAATAATCTCAAGAAACTCGCCACCTTCAGCGTTGATGCCTACACCAGCAGTGAGAAGACGCTCAATGTTTGCACCCTCACGGTCAAGCTCACCAATGCGCTCTGCGAAATTGACGAAATCTTTGGATGCTTTTGAAGTCACAGCATCAACAAAGTGCTCATACTTGTTAAAATCAATCTGTCGTGTCATACAATAAATTCGGTAAACTTGCTAAATTTGTTTTGAGGTTTTGGGTCTTCATATTCATATTCTTCATCGTCAATAATGACTGTTGAAGAATCTGCTACTTCCACATTATACAGTTTCATCTTTGCTCTGTCAACCCCAATCAAAAATCTCTTGTTGAAGGTTGGGTCGTTGTATCTGTTCTTAAGTTGTTTAACCAAGATGTGACCATCCTTCTCCAAATCCTCCGTCGATATAAGAGCAAACATGAAATCAGCAGTAGCAGGTAGACCAAAGGATTCCGAAGTATCAGTAAGATCCACGTCGCTATTGCCAAAACCACTACGGGTTGTTTGCGTCGCTGAGACAACAGGAACATTGTGTTCCACAGCAAGACCACGTAATTCCTCAGCAATCGCTTTAACGTAAGTATAAGAATTGACGATAGCGCCTTTATACCTTGCACTAGCACAGATGTTAAGGTAGTCGATAAAGATGATATCTGGTTTAAACGTTTTCTTGAGTTGAAGTTCGTTAAGAAGAGATTTGAAATGACCGACATGTGCTGATGCTGTAGGATATTCTTTGATGATAAATCTACCCATTGTCTTTCTACCAATATCTTTAATGCGAGATGTAAAGATACTCTCTGGTAGTCCTCCAATATCTTTGATATTTACATTCAAAAGATTGGCGTCAATACGCTCAGCAATCTTTTCTTCCGCCATCTCAAGAGTAATGTATAAAACATTCTTACCTTGCTGCAAACACTGTGCTGCACAATGACACATGAATAGTGACTTACCAACACCAGTGCCAGCAAGAGCTACATTAAGTGTCTTGTTTGGCAGACCACCCTTAGTGATGAGATTAAACTTCTCAAGGTCAAAAGGAATCTTATCTTCTTTCAAATGATAGAATTCATATCGCTCATCTACATTCTCAACATAATCATGTCCTACATGTTCGTCGAAAGATACTGATAGGGCCTCTTGAAGGATTGCTGGTATCGCATCCTTCGATATTTTTTGATTGCCTCCATCTGCAATCTTGATTGACTCAAGCAGGGCGAGGTAGATTGCTCTGTCTTTACACCACTTCTCTGTGGTGTCAAGGAGCCATTGAAATTCAACCGACTCTTCACTAAGTCCTTGAATCGTCTTAACTGCGTTTTGATATACTTCATCGTTTAAATCTTTTCTTCCTTCTAGGTTAATAGTTAATACTTCTTTGGTTGGCATTAACTCATAGTTGCTTGCAAAATTCCAAACTTCTTCATAGATTACACGCTCATGTGTTTCATTGAAGTAATCTGGTTTTACAAAAGGGACAACCTTCCTGTAAAACTGTTCGTTACACAGGAGGTTGCGTAGTATTGTTGTTTCAATCCTTTCACTCATCTGCTACTCCATACAAAAACTCTTTCTTGGCACATTCATCTAACGCTTGCATTACTTCTGGCGTGAAGTATTTCTCGGGAGAAGCAAGAATAACAGAAGGATAAACAGAGGATTCTCCAACAGCGATACGATTCCCCTTACGCTGGAATACTCCGTATTTCTCACCCAACTCCAGTAGTCCATAATACTTGTCCAGTCCCCGTGCGTCATAGAATAACCTCGTCTCTATATCTGAGTTTTCTTTTGTGAAGCGTGACTTTTGTGCCTTCACTTTGATAATGTTACCCACCACTTCAGTGCCATCTTTCTCTTTCTTCTTAGACAAGAAGAGAATTGTAGAAGCAGAATATTTCAAACCAGTGCCGCCGCCCATTTCTTTAGTCGGCACATATGCACCCACCACTTCATATGTATGGTTGGTGACAATCAAAGGAATACCTGCTTGCCCCAGCTTGAGTGATAGAATACGGAAGATGGATTTAATCACCTGAGCACGAGTCATGTCACGGGTCTCTTTGCCATCAGA